CGTTGTTTTGCAAGTTCGGCGGCGGCGGCTTCGGTCTGCGCTTCGCGTTCTGCGATAATTGCGTCGCGCTCCTGGCGGATAGCTTCAGCGTCGCGACTGCCTACGCTGGTACCGCTGTAGGCCGGGTAGGTTACGGGGCTAACGTCGTACAATTCCTTCATGCGAAGGATACGGCGCGTGCCTTCCTGCCCGTACTTGTCCGACCATACCCACTGCACGCCGTTTGTGATAAATGCAAAGCTGCTCTGCGTTATGTCGCCGCGCTGGATTGAACGCACAACCGAGACGTGCTCAGGGTTGGACGGGTCGGGTACGAAGCTATACGCAAGGTGTCCCTCATCGTTTACCCATACCTTCGCGGTGCCGGCGGCGGTGCGTCCGAGGATGCGGTTTGGGTCATGGTTGAACAGGGCGCGGATGTCGGAAAAAGTCAGCGCGTCATCGAATGCGCCGGGCGCAATCTCTTCTTCGAACCAGCCGATATCGGTGCGTTGGTTTACCACGGCAGCAATGCCGGTTACCTCGGTCGGGAAATCTGCGCCGTCTGCCATTCGCAATTCTACCGTTCCGGTGAACGTGCGGCGCTCTATATTTTGTTCAGTTGTTTTGCTCATGTCTTAGTTGTTGCCGTCGGGGTTATTGGTCTGCGCCTCGGCTTGCGGGGCTGCGTCAATCTTGGATTGAATCCACGGGCGCATCATGTCGGACGGTACGAGGTTGCTTTCTGTGTAAGTTGTTTCGCCGCCGGTCATGGGGTTGAAGTCTTCCAGGCTGCGGGCTTCGTTGGGTGAAAGCCAGCCGCCACGGATGCCCATATTGTAGTATTCGGCGCGGCTCTTTGCGTCGGCCCTGAGCAGGCTGTTAAATACGAATTTGAAATAGTAGGTGCCTTTCTCGGCTTCCGTGGTCAGCTTGCGGCGAAGCTCCTGCTCCATCATCGTGACAGTCGGGAGAATTGTCTGCGTGTAGAAGTCCTGCGCCTGCTGTTCAACTGAGGATTTGATGCCGCTGGAATCCGCGCCGATCATGTAGGCGGGAACGCCAAACATACGGGCAATATCTTCAGCGCCGTATTTGCGGGCTGCGATAAATTCGGCTTCCTGTGGCGAAAGGTTCAGCTGCTCAAGGTCGGTGCCGTCGGGCAGCACGGTAACCGGGTCGTTGCCTTCCAGGACGTTGATAAACGTCTGCTTGGTTTTCTGTGCCGCCTCGACAGACGGCTGTGCGCCCTTCCACTTGATAGCCCATTTGAGGCTCGCGTTTTTGCCGTAGAAACGGGCCGTGCTGCGTTCTGCGCCGATGGTGATTCCGAGGCTATTGGCGTGCAGCTGGATGGGGTTCAGGCCGGTAGTTAGGTCGTCGGCCGTCATGCCGCGAAAGTGTACCATGTCGATTCCGGCGATAGGTTCGTCGCGGCCTTCGATGTGATACAGAATCCCGGTCGGGGTCAGCTGCGCCTTAACGCGCTTAGTCGGGATGGGGTTTAGTTCGACCGGGCGCTGGGTTGTGGGGTCGCGGATAATGACCGCATAGGCGTTGCCGGTAAGCTTGAGCTGCATTGCCATCCATTGCACGAACTCGTATCGGGTCTGCGCTTCGTTGGGTTCGTTGATCAGGTAGCTGAGGGGATGCGCGTTATCTACGAATTTGGAGCCGTCCGTATTGGTGCCGTAAAATCTTAGCGGCATACTTGCCACGGATTCTGCAATTACCCGGACGCACGCATGAACCGCAGCCAATGACAGCGCGGCTTGTTGGTTTACGCGTACACCCTCGCCGGTCCCACCCGTGACGGAGCGTATAGCGTCGATAAGCCATTGCGTAGGGGCCGCAAGCGAAGAGCGCCGCTCCTGTGACAGGGCAGCAGCGCGGGTAATGTTTAGCCCCAGCAATCGCACGGGGCAATATTAGAATAGGTTTGTGTAAGGCTTTGTAAACTTTGTTTACTTTTTTACTTTGGCGGATGAAAGAACGGCTGCGCCAGGCACTCTGCAAAGTATTCGCCGCCCTGCGTCCAATGCCGGTCAAACGGTGTTGTGCGTTCGCTGTGGCTGTACCGCGCAATAACGTAGCGGTCGGGGGTTTGGCTGTCCCAAAATACAGCCCAGTCGCCGGGCGTGAGGTCGTGGCGGATGTAGTCGTATTGGTTTTGCATCGTTTTCCTGATTTCAGGAAGGTGATAGTGACCGGGGCAGGACTTGAACCTGCGACCCCAAAGGCTCTAACCAACTGAGCTACCCGGTCGGTTGCCGGTCTTTCCCGGCTGTCAGTAAACACCCCTTTGTTTCATGCGGCAGAACTACTCAGCCGCTCCGCGAATCTCTCGCGGCAGCATTCGGGGTTATCTTGCGCGGCGGCTTCGCCATACCCTCATGCACTCGGCACGGAGGGCGAGGTAGCCGCTGGCCATACGGCGCTCGCTGTCTGTGTCGCGATAGTCGTCGATGGCGCTGCTGTTGGTTGTTGTGAATGTGAAGTCCTTACCGTACACGGGCATAGTTACAGCCCAGTGACCGTAGCCGGTCATTTTGATGTTGGTAAAAATGCGGCGGTTGTTTCGTGTTGTTTTCATGGTTTCAAAAGTATTACCATTACCCGTATCGTGTCAAGATGATTTTTGTCATTTTTTTGTCATCCTGTTTTTAAGGTACCGGTGCAGCACCTGTCTGAAGCTGTCCCAATTCGCATAGCGGCGGCGGCCGTTCTGCTGCTGGCACAGTTCCTCGGTCGCCTCATAGGCTTGCTCGTAGGTTGGATGCTTGGGTAATTGCGCGTGAAATTCGTCGATGAACTCGTCGCGGATGAAAAGGTTTCTCATGGGTAGGTTTTTAAGGTTTGGTTTATAGCGCCCAGAATTCAGGCTGTTGCGTGGTCATCATGTTATCCATCCACAGGCCTACGGCCATCGCGGCGGAGACCGGGCCGTCGATCTTGTCGGCCGATCGTGATTTGTCCATTTTCACGTTTCCGGCCGGGTCTTTGGTAAGGACTACGTTTCCAACCTGCCAGCGCATCACGGGGTTTGCGCCGTGGCGCAGGTTGCCGTTAAGGGCTAATCGCTCCAGCTCGCGGGTCGGCGCGTTCATCATAACGTACCCCTGGCCGAATGGTATCATCTCCATCCCGGCCTCGGTAAGCTCTGCCACAGGTTGCGAGCTGTTGAACCTGTCAAATGCTATGCACTCAATAGGGTGCCGGGCGTGTGCGTCCTGTATGTACTTTGTTAGAAAGCGGTAGTCGGCCGTCCGGCCCGGCATGACTTCAATCAACCCACGGCGTACCCAGTCGCGGATAGCGTCGCCGGTCTGGTCTGTTCGCTTTGCAATAGTTTCTTCGGGAAGGAAGAACGTAGGCAGCAGGTACAGCTGGCCTTCCTTATCGAACACCCGGGCAAAGCAGGTGAAGTCGCCGGTGGCTGCAAGATCAAGTCCGGCGTAGCAGCGGGCGCCTGCAAGGTCGGACTCAGTAAACGGTTTGGCTCGGTCGCCTTCCATCCATACCCGGTCGGGGATCCAGGCGGCGGCGGTGTCCGTCCATATGTTTAAGTATTTTGTTTTAAACTCTACTTCTTTATGGCCGATTTCCAAAGCTTCGCGCAAATCCTGTTTAAACTTCTTAGGCAGGATTGAAACGCCGTAATTAGGATTCGCCTTGCGCCAGGTTGTTTCCGCTGTCCAGTCGTCGCCGTCGTCTATCGTGTAGATAAGCGCGAAGGTGTTAGGGTCTTCGATTAAGCCGCGTGTAACTTTTTCGCAGTAGCCTTGGTACTTAAGGGCCGGGCTGTTTTTGTCAAACCCGGCGGTTGTGACGGTGAACATCAGCGGTTGCGTCCGAGCACCCATGCCGGTCAGCAGGACGTTAAACAGGTCGTCGTTCCGGTGTGCATGGTATTCGTCTATGAACACCGCGTGCGGGTTCAGGCCGTCGAGGGTTTTATCCTGGCTTGCCAACGGTCGCAATTCGCTGCGCTCGTAGCGCAGGTACTTCAGGTTCTGACTATTGGCGTATTTCAAGTGATCCGAGAATGGGCTGTCTTCTGCCATGCGGTATGCTTCGTCGAAAATGATGCGGGCCTGATCGAGCTTCGTCGCGGCGGTGTAAACGTCCGCGCTGGCTTCGCCGTCCGCAATCAGCATATAGTTTGCGATGGCGGCTGCCACCGTAGATTTACCATTCTTGCGCGGCACCGTAAGCAGCACCTTAGTGAATCGGCGCAGCCCTTCGCCGTCAACCCATCCGAACACGTTGCAGATTAGGAAGGCTTGCCACGGTTCTAAGTGGAACGGTTGGCCGGCCATTGGCCCCTTCGTGTGCTTCATCAGCTGCACGAAACGCAGCACCCGTAAGGCTTTCCGCTCGTCGTAGGTGTACCCTGTTGGCGGGTCGGATAGTTCGTCGAGGAACCGCTGGCAGGCAAGGCGCACCAGCTCGCAGGCGCTCCGCTTCCCGGTCGTTATGTCGCGGGCGTACTCGACAGCCGTCTCAGGTGTGGCCGGTTTGCTGGTCATAGGTCGAGCGCCTGAATTAAGGCTTGCGCCTTGTTCACCGGGTTCTTGCGCTTATCGTGAACATAGGCCTTGCCGCGTGGAGTCATTCCGAAATCGTTTAACATTTTGTGAAACAATACGCGGAGATTGTTTAACGCTTTGTAGTTGGCGCTGACTACGGGCTGGCCCGTGCTGCCGATGTCCGTGTATCGTTCCACGCCGTCAGGGCCGGTCAGGCTTCGCTTTAGGCGCTGCACTTCCTCGAACACGTCGCAGAACTCGCAGACTGATCGCAGGTCTGACCAGCTGTCGGTGCCCAAGGCTTTGCTGATTTCGATGACTTCCCAAAAAAAGTCCAGCCATTCTTGAGACTTACCCGGTGGCGGTGTAATTGTGTTTGGGTCGATGGGAATAGCGTCGGGCAACTTCGCAGCCGCCTTGCGCTGGTTTATTGGTTTGTTTAATGTTTGCGGTATTTTGCGTGGTTGTGGCATCTTTTTGTTTGGGTTTTGTTGTTTTAAAAAATATCCCTGAATTGGCTTAGTGTGAGCAAAGG